AGAAGGTGATTCCATGAACACAATCAACGAGCGGATCGCGTTCCTGATTAAAGATCAAGGCTTGACGCAGGCGAAGTTTGCCGAGATGTTCCACTTTGGTCAGTCTAATGTGTCCAAAATATGCAATGGGACGGTCACACCTACCGATAGCCTGATCGACGCCATATGCACAAAGTTAAACGTCTCCCTCGCCTGGCTCGAAGACGGCGAAGGGGAAATGTATGTGCAGCGCAGTGCAAATGAGGAGCTGGCCCTGCTGGTCACAGATATCATGTCCGACGCCGACGATTCCTTCCGCAAGCGCTTTCTCTCCCTCCTGATGGCGCTCCCGCCGGAAAAATGGAGTGAAATTGAAAATTTCGTAAAAAAATTAAACGGAGACGCTTGACCGTCTCCGTTTATTTTTGTATTCTGGTGGGGGGTGGTATTTTGAGTTTCCGCTATTGGCTTATGTATCTTGGTGCTTCCTTGCTTATCTATGTGGTTGCTGCTCTATTGAATCATTGGCGCATGTGCAAAGATCCAGATAATAAAACCGTTTCGGGTTCCCTCGTTTTTATTCTCACAATCATCCTCGGCATCCTTGCTTTCCCTGCAACGCTGCTTCTGATGGGGTTGGTTGAGCATCTTCTCATGAAGCGTCTTTCCGGCAAGGACGAAGAATCATACAGGCACGGATACTTCAACGGATATGATGACGGCTCCAAACACATGCCCTACGATTCGTCCATGAAGTAACGCAGCTCTATAAAATTCTGTATTTTCCTCAAATTTTTGTGCATTTTTTCGTGCAACATTCCGGGTTTACATTTTGTCCGCCGCGGCATATACTATAGACACAGCGAAAGCTGTGAATCAAGCCTTTGGAATTGACCCCCCACGATCAGGGGAGTGCCAGATCCAAGGGCTTTTGATCGTTAATGGAGGGGTATTATGTCTAAAACTGCGATTCTCGTTGATGGCGGATTCTTCCGCAAGCGTTCCAAATTCCTTTGGGGTGAGCATTCGCCGGAAGTTACTGCTGACGCTCTGGCTACATACTGCAAGCGGCATCTTCGTGAGCACAATATCCGCCACGACCTGTATCGCATCTTTTACTATGACTGCCCTCCGGTAAACAAACAGGTTTACCATCCGCTTTACAAGCATACCATAAATCTCGGTGCGACCCCGGAATATGCTTGGATGTGCGAATTTCTCGCTTGTCTGAAGACAAAGAGGAAATTCGCGCTTCGCCTCGGCAAACTGGATGACAGCAACACCGTGTACTCGCTCTGCTATGATACCGTCAAAAAACTTTGCTCCGGCACTATTTCGCCCGCCGAATTCACGCCGCAGGACTTTGAGCTTTCCATCCGGCAAAAAGGTGTGGATATGAAAATCGGCATCGACATGGCGTCCCTTTCCTTTAAGCATCAGGTCGACCAGATCGTCCTGATCGCCGGTGACAGTGATTTTGTCCCTGCCTCCAAACTCGCCCGGCGTGAAGGCGTCGATGTCGTTCTCGACCCGCTCGAACAGTCTGTAAAAGACGATCTGTTTGAGCACATCGACGGTCTGCGCTCCTGCGGTAACCCCTTCCCTGTCGAATAATTCCCCGCCGGAACGGTTTCCCGTTCCGGCGCTTATTTTATGATGTGCCGCAGGAATCGCAGGATGATTTTCAGCTGATCCAGTGTGGCCCGCTCTAAAATGTTTTCAATCTGTTCCATCGTCTTTTCCATTCCCGTCTCCATTTCTCCACAAAATTCCCGTTCATTTTTTGTTAATCTTTGCCTCTTGTTCGCGCCTCCCGAAAGTTGTAAGATATAGGTAGGCGTCACCCGCGCCGCTGGCCGAACAACGGCGCGGGCTTTTGCTTGCGCAGGCGACCGGGAGCCGTCTGTAACTTTAGTGTAGCCTGCCCATGGTAGACTTGTAAAGATATGACAGCTGCTTTTTACAGTCAGACGTCTTGCTTTTTTAGGGGGAATGACATGTTTTGAAGGAAAAATTATCTGATTTGTGCCGTGAGCAGAAGCAGACGATCACTCCGCACAAAACAAATCAGGATGTAGCCGAAAATACCGACCTTTCCGTCGGCACCATTTCCCAGTTCTTTCGCGGCGACATCAAAAATCCGTCTGTTTACACGGTCGGCCCGATCTGCCGGGAGATGGGCGTTTCTATGGATGAGTATTTCGGCATCCCGCATGATGAGCCTGCCGAGCCTGCCGAGCCTGCCGAGCCTGCCGATGCTGAAAAACTCCGCGCCGAGAACGCGGCCCTTCGCGCGCAGCTTGCCCAGCAGCAGAAATCCCTGCGTATGCACCGGCTTGTGACGCTCATCCTCTTGGGCATTCTTTCGCTGTGTGCCCTTGTGCTTGTGGCCGATGTGCTCATCCCATCAATCGGCTGGATCCGCACATGAAAATTACCGCCCCGGCCCGATCAGCCGGAGCGGTATTCTTGGAGGTTTTACGATGCCAATTCCCAAATACTACGTCAGGCCGGACGGCCTGCATGAATCCATCATCACAGTCAATGGCAAGCGCAAAGCGTTTCGCGGCAAGACAGACCGCGAAGTCTGGAACAAGATCAAGGCATACCGCGCTGAAGCCGAGAAGCCAAAGACCGTCCCGTTCTCCGACGTCGCCCACGCCTGGTGGAACGAGATCGAGCCAACGCTTGCGCCGAATTCCCTGCGCAATTATTCCCCTGCCTATGAGCGCGCCGTCGCGCAGTTT